CCTGTTATGAAATATGGTATTAACAACGCTGAAGATTTAATAAATGCTAAGGCATTACAGCGTGGTAGATTAGTCATTGGTGGATCAGTAATATCCATGGCTGGTTTGCACTTCTTGAATGGAGGCTTAACTGGTAATGGACCTACAGATAGATCAAAAAGACAAGCGTGGATAGATGCTGGGTATGTACCTAGAAGTATAAACATTGGAGGAGTATGGGTCGGATATGATTCATTTGAACCGTTTAACCAAATTCTTTCAGCAGTAGCCGATATCGGTGATCATTCAGAGCTGATGGGAGAAGAATGGACAAAGGATAACTTCCAAAAATTATCTTTAGTTGTCATGCAAGCAGCCGCAAGTAAGTCTTATCTACAAGGATTAGGAGATTTCGTTGATTTATTATCTGGTGAACCAGGGAAACATCAAAGAATTATTGCTGGATTGATGAATAATACAGTACCATTAGGTGGTTTAAGAAATGATATAGGTAAATTATTCAATCCTCATATGAAGGAATTGAACAAAGGTTGGGCTGATACATTCCGTAATAGAAACTTATTGTTTGAATACGGTCCTGGAGCTGATCTACCTACTAAATATGATATGTTAAATGGTCAACCGATCAGAGATTATGACTTTATGACAAGGATGTGGAATACAATTATTCCTATTCCACTTAACCTAGACCAAGGTCCAGGTAGAAAGTTACTCTTTGATAGTGGTTATGATCTAAGATTGTCAACGTACTACGGTCCTGACGGGACAGATTTATCCCAATCTCCTAGACTTAGATCAGAATTCCAACGATATATCGGTATGCAGAACTTGGAATTAAAACTAAATAAACTAGCTAAAGATCCTAGAGTTATCGCTTCAATTAAAGAAATGAATAATGATTTAAGAAGTGGCCGTCGAGATATAGATCCTATGAAAGCTTACCACCATAATAAAGTAATTAGAAGTTTATTCCGTAAAGCACGACTTAAAGCATGGGCTCAAATGAAACAAAATAGTGAAGTCCAAAGATTAATTGAAGAAGATAATCAAAGGAAAGCTATGATGAATAGAAAATTAAAGAAAACGCAACAATACGAAAATGTATTGACTTTACAAAACAAATAAAATTATAACATGGCCGTCACCTTTACTGACAATGGTACCAATACTCCTAATGGAACTCATAAGGAGTTTGGTTACACATTTCCAACAATCAAAACTGATGGTACTGATGTTAAAGTTGCTCTGAATGGTCAGACGCAAGCCACCTCTAAATATGCAGTAAATACCACAAATACAAAAATAACTTTTAATAACACTAGTATAGATAGCGCCTTACAAGAAAGTGATGGTGCTCCTAAAACTGGTGTTGTTGTAAGAGTTTATAGGGATACCTTACTTGAAGATGCAGATACTGTAACATTTGTTGCAGGTTCATCTATACGTGCTCAAGATTTAAATGCTAATTTTAATCAATCACGGTATGCATTACAAGAAGAACAAACAAATACAATTAATAGTGAAGATATAACTGATGGTGCTGTTACTTATGCAAAGATTCAAGATGTATCAGCTACAGATAGGATATTAGGAAGAGACTCAGCTGGTGCAGGCGATGTTGAAGAGATAACTCCTGCAGCTCTACGAACAATGATAAACGTAGAAGATGGAGCTACCGCTGATCAAAGCAATGCTGAAATCAGAGCTGCAGTAGAAGCAGCTAGTGATTCAAACGTCTTTACTGATGCAGACCATACGAAACTAAATGGTATAGAAGCAAGTGCAACTGCTGATCAAAGCAATGCTGAAATCAGAGCAGCAGTGGAAGCAGCAACTGATAGTAATGTCTTTACTGATGCTGATCACACAAAGCTCAATGGTATAGATGCGAATGCAACTGATGACCAAACAGCAAGTGAAATTAAATCGCTTATAGCTAGTTCACCATTAGATTCTTCTCACCTAGCGACTGATTCAGTTACAACATCTGAGATAGCAGATGCTGAACTCACAACACTTGCTGGTATGCAGTCAGGTACTGCTTCTATTTTAGCGGGTGGTACAGCTCTTACCGCTACTCTTGCTGAAATTAATACAGTGGTTGACGGTAAAGGTGTTCATACAACTATATCAGACAGTGATGCTTACTACCCAACTTCAGGGGCGGTTGTAGACTATGTTGCTGCACAGATAGCACCTATTGGTGGTCTTGAAGTTATTGCTAATAAAGATGCATTTCCTGAAACTCAACCTGCTTCTGGTGTTGTAATTAGTATTGCAGATGCTGTTGGTATTGTTGTTAATGGTAGTGATACAAGTACTACTTGTGATACAATATCCTCAGATGCTACTGTAACTATTAATAATATTAATTCATCATTCCGTAGCTCTACTGTTGCTTCTGGAATTGGATGGTTAGTTACATCAACAGGTTCAGGTCAGATCTATAATTACCATAAAGCTAATATTAAAGAATCTGATGTTGTACAATTATCTGATGATATAAATGATTTCAATAGTAGGTACCGTGTTAATGCTGGAGAACCTGGATCTAATAATGATGAAGGTGATTTAGTATATGATACTAATGCTGATAAGATGAAGGTTTATGATTCTTCAACTTCAGCATGG